TTAGGATGCTACAAGTTATATGAAGATTCAATATTACCTACTTTCGGCACTAAACAGTCGGCCTGTTTCGATATTTATTCATATCTACCGAACAATGAGCTGCTGACTGCATATACTATTCAGAACGAAAAGATAAAAATTCCTTGTTGTTCTTACGAAGAAGACAAAGAAACAAAATATTTTGAGATCTTTCCTGGCATAAGGGCATTGATTCCGACTGGACTTATATTTAATATTCCAACGGGGCATTCTATTAGAATTCATGCCAGATCTGGATTAGCCTTTAAAGAAGGGCTTGTTCTTGCAAACAGCGAAGGTATAATTGATCAAGATTACATAGATCCAACTTATATTATGCTTACAAACATCTCCACGGAAAGAATAAAAATAAAACACGGACAACGAATTGCTCAAGGAGAATTAGTAAAAACACTTGACTATAGTATAGAAGTGTGTTATACTAAACCCTTTATTGAAGGATCTACTCGCATTGGTGGTTTTGGTTCAACAGGATTAACATGAATATAACTGAGTCTGATGTATTACAATTTCTTAAAGAAAAGTTACCAGAATCTTCTATTAATTTATCGATAGAAGATTGGGTGGAATTGAATTCTAAATTCACCAAAGAAGAAATACGAAAAGGGTTAGCAGAGTATATTATTGTTAATAAGATTAACTTCCCATTTAGGGATATTTCATATTTGACTGTGAACGAAAAATTCGAAGCATTACGAAGAGGAAACGCTCTAGATTTTGTATCAGAACCAGATCCAAAAAGTGTTGTAGAAAAATACGATGATTACAAATATCCATATTCAAAACATGGTAAATTTCTAATAGAATTTGGTCATTACTATAACGATATCAGTAATTATTTTCAACAAAACAATCGAATGAGTTGTGGATCATATGGATTTGAATCTCCTTTGGATATATGGAATAGTCATGATTTATTGTTGAAGATGAATTGGATATTCTGGAGAATGGGAACATCTACAATAAACGAAACAAATATTAGAGGATCATTTAGATTGGGAGCATATGTTGCCACACAATTTAAACCTCATGTCGCAACTGTCATTTATAATATAACAAAATCAAAATCGGTATTAGATATGAGTATGGGATGGGGAGATCGTCTAGCAGGATTTTACGCATCGAAAGCAACATCCTATGTTGGATGCGATCCAAACCCTCAAACATTTGAAGTATATAAAAAACAATGCATGGCATATGAAGAAATGCTAGGATGTTTGAGACCAGAAATATCTGAAAACAATAATGATGGATGGTGGAAATGTGTTGGTAAAAAATCTGTATTGATGTATAATAAACCTGCAGAAGATATCGATTGGTCTGAACAAAAAGAAACTATGGATTGTGTTTTCACTTCTCCTCCATATTTCTCTACAGAGTTGTACAACAAAGGTGGAGAAAAAGAAGAAGATCAATCATGGAGTAGGTATTCAGAATATAATAATTGGAAAGAGAAGTTCTACTTACCCATGTTGAAAATATCATACGAATCCTTAAAACCTACAGGAGTGATGATGATTAATATCATGGATCCGACAGTAAAGGGTAAACGACATCGATCATGTGATGAGATGGTTGATTATGTGACAGATGAATTAGGTGGTAATTTTATAGGACAGGTAGGAATGAGAATCAAACAGAGACCAAAAAATATAGACAAAAAACTATTATCTGAACATCTTTCTACCAATTTTATAGAAAACGTTTGGTGTTTTTCTAAACAAAGTTATGTGTTTGAAGGAAATCCTTCACTAGAATCTATTATGGAATAAATTATGACAAGAGACGAACTTATACAATTTCACGATATGTTATGCACCGAAGCGAAAGAATTGATGAAACTCAAAAATCGAGACTACGCGGGAAATGATGGATTACAACCCTTTGCAAATTTTACCCGTGTAGAATCTATGGGTATATGTAAAACAGAACAAGGATTCATGGTTAGACTAACAGATAAGATGAGTAGATTGTCTTCATTCATACAGAGTGGTAAAATGAATGTTAAAGATGAATCATTCAGAGACACTTGTATTGATGTGATAAATTATATGGTATTATTGACTGCTTATATTAAGGATAAGGAATCCAATAATGAAAGAAAGTGATTATGTTTATCGTATGCATCCTGTTCATGAGTTTGGCAATGCCGAAACCGCAAAGTTGCTCATTGCTAGACTCACAGAAGATATGCCAGTAGAGGAACGTCTTCGGGTCGTGGCATATAGTCCGATGTTTACCTTTTGGTCAGAAATTCAAAATGCCTTGCTCGCCGCAGCGGATGAGATTTCTAGACTGAATAAAATAATAGAATCAACAAAACAATAACCTTGCAGTTTGCTGTTTATTGGGTATAATACAGACTATGAAGTTCTATACTAATGTATATGCCTCTGGTTCTCTGATCTATTGCAGAGAAACTGACAATGGCACAAAAAAGACAAATAAAATAAACTTTAAACCTTCCCTGTTTGTGACGGCAGATGCCGATGCCAAATATAAGAGTATTACAGGAAAGCCATTGACTCGAATGGAATTCGATGATTATATGGATTATCGAGACTTTATAAAAAGTTATGAAGATGTGGATGGATTTGAAATACACGGAGAAATTGGTGCTGAATATCAATATATTCGAAACGAGTATAAAGATTCAAACAGTTATAATTTCTCTCAATTAGATATAGCATATATTGATATTGAAACTACTTGTGAATCTGGGTTTCCAAACATAGATACCGCAAATGAACAGATCATAGCAATCACCGTTGTCCGAAAGGGTACTCCTCCTGTAGTATTCTGTCGTGGAGCATACACACCTCAGAACGATGAAATCGTTCACGAAGGAGAGAACGAGAGGGAGATGCTTGAAGATTTCATGGATTACTTCTGCAAGGATTATCCTGATATTATTACTGGGTGGAACATTAAATTTTTCGATATTCCATATCTCTACAATAGAATTAAAAATCTATATGGAGCAAAGTATGCCAAAAAACTATCTCCTTGGGGTATAATAAAAGAGAAGAAGATAACAAGTCATGGGAAAGAAAACACAACATATGATTTGGTTGGTATTTCTACCTTAGATTATATTCAACTATATCAAACCTTTACCTATGTGAACAGAGAATCCTATAGTCTAAATCATATTTGTTATATTGAATTGGGACAAAAGAAAGTCTCATATGATGAGTATGATAATCTGCAAGATTTTTACACCAATAACTTTCAGAAATTTGTAGAATATAATATCCAAGACGTTTTATTAGTACAAAAACTAGAAGATAAATTAAAACTACTAGAATTGGCAGTTGCTCTCGCATATACTGCGGGTGTGAATTTCAATGACGTATTCTCTCAGGTAAAGACATGGGATGTGATAATTTATAATTATCTCGCAAAGAAGAACATAATCATTCCTCAAAAGAAAACATCAGTCAAAGATGAGCAATATGCAGGAGCGTATGTCAAAGAACCATTGGTTGGAATGCACAATTGGGTAGTCAGTTATGATTTGAATTCCCTATATCCTCATTTGATCATGCAATATAATATTTCTCCAGAGACTAAAATGGAAACTGGAAAGGTATCAAAAATCAATCCAATAGCAATCCTTCAAAAGGATAAAGAAGTTCTTGATATTTTAGAGGACTTAAAAACACAAAACGTATCTATTGCTGCCAACGGAACAACATATAGCAAAGACCGAAGAGGATTTCTACCAGAATTGATGGATAAGATGTATGAAGAACGAAAGATGTATAAGAATATGATGACTGATTCCAAGAAACAGTTACAAGAAGTTATAACTGAGTTAAAGAAACGATGATTGCTGGCACGGTAGTCCAATTGGCAGAGACAAAAGATTTAAAATCTTTGTGTTGCGGGTTCGAGTCCCGCTCGTGCTATTATGAGTAGAAAACACAACGCAGGTAAAGGTGACACTTATAGAAAAGTAGATACTGAACAGTATTCTAAGAATTATGATTTGATCTTTAAAAAGAAACGAAAAAATGGACTTAACAAAACTAACAAAAGAAGAACTGCTGAGTCTTAAAACCAAACTAGAATATGATATTTCAAAGTATCATAACTTTCAGTTGGTAAAAAAGATTCAGTTAAATTCGGCATACGGAGCAATCGGAAATCAATATTTCCGATATTACAGTACAGATATTGCAGAGGCAATTACGGTGTCGGGTCAATTATCTATTCAATATATTGGAAATGAATTAAATGCATTTCTTAATAAAAATCTAGGAACAACTGATATTGACTATATCATAGCATCAGATACAGACTCTGTTTATTTGAATCTAGGTTCTTTGGTAAAGAAATATCTACCAAACGAAACTGATGATCATAAGATATGTTCATACTTAGATAAATGTTCTAAGAATATCATTCTCCCTCTCATAGAGAAGAAATTCAATGAGTTATCTTCTACCATGAATGCATACGAAAATAAAATGGTAATGGCTAGAGAATCTATAGCGAATAAGGGTATATGGACAGCAAAAAAGAGATATATTCTAAATGTATATGATTCTGAAGGAGTGAAGTACTCTACACCAGAACTAAAGATCATGGGTATCGAAACTACGAGAAGTTCTACTCCAGAATTAGTTCGAAACGATTTAAAGAAGTGTATCGATATCATGTTAAATCACGATGAAGATTATCTGATAACCTTTATTGAAAATATAAAGAAGAATTTCTTTTCTATGTCTGCTGAGAATATAGCTTTTCCTAGACGGGTTAATGGACTAGAAAAGTATAGAGATTCTTATTATATTTACAAAAAATCAACACCTATTGCAGTAAAGGGTGCATTGATATACAATCACCACATCAACAAAATGAAATTAGAAAAGAAATACAAACTAATTCAAGAAGGCGAAAAAATCAAATTCGTTTATCTGAAAACACCAAATCCTTTTGGTGGTATGTATGGAGACGATCATATCGTTTCTTTTCCAAATAAAGTTCCAAAAGAATTCGAATTAGAGGCATATATTGATTATGCTAAACAATTCGAGAAATCGTTTCTCGATCCGCTCGCCACTATTCTAAATACTATTGGTTGGTCGTACGAGAAGAAAACAACACTAGAAAGTCTATTCAATTAGGAGAAATTATGTCTGATTTATTAAATTCATTTATCAAAGATTCTGGCAACAAATATGCATCATTAGTATCTGGAGGATTGGATGGTGCAGATGTCACCACATTTATGGATACAGGATGTTATATCCTGAATGCTTTGGTTTCTGGTGACATCTATAAAGGAATGCCAGACAATAAAATTATTGCTTTGGCAGGAGAACAAGCTACAGGAAAGACTTATATTGCAATGGGAATCTTGTCGAAGTTCTTACGAGATAATCCAGAAGCAATTGTATTGTACTTTGATTCAGAGCAAGCAGTAACATCAGAGATGTTCAAGAATCGTGGAATTGATCCCAAGAGAGTAGCAGTATTTCCTGTATCTACTATTGAGGAATTTCGTAAACAAGTTATTACGATTGTAGATAAGTATCTTGAACTGCCAGAAGAAAAGAAAAAGAAGACAATGATTATCTTGGATTCATTGGGGATGTTGTCTACTTCAAAGGAAATGACTGATACTGCCGAAGGTAAAGAAGTACGAGACATGACACGGGCACAAATTATCAAGTCAACATTTCGTGTATTGACTGTTAAATTGGGACTTGCTAAAATTCCTTTGATCATGACCAACCACACATACGATGTGATTGGATCTTATTTCCCAACAAAGGAAATGGGTGGAGGATCTGGTCTTAAATTCGCAGCATCTATGATTATCTATCTCTCAAAGAAGAAGGACAAGGATAGCGCCGGAGAAGTTGTAGGTAACATAATTCACTGTAAGTTATATAAGGGAAGATTTACAAAGGAGAATAAGGTAGTAGACGTTAAACTAAATTATGATTCTGGTCTAGATCCTTATTTTGGTTTACTTGACTTAGCAGTACAACATGGTATAGTTACTAAGACTGCAGGACGAATAGAACTGAACGGTACTAAAGTCTTCGAGAAACAAATGTATGAAACCCCAGAAAAATACTTCACAAAGGAATTGATGTCTAAAATAAACATAGCAGCTGCCAAAGAATTCAAGTATGGTTCAGAATCCACAGAAGAAACCATATGAGCGATACCCCTTTCGGATACTCTTATTATCTTGATATGTACGATTGCCGTGTAGGCGCCGCAGATGACTTGGAACTACATTATAGGTTCTTAGAACGAGTAGTAGATAAGATTGGAATGACTCGTATGTCACAACCTGTAGTAATGCATGGTCCAATTAAAAATGGACACGAAATGTATCCTGATAAAGCAGGAGTAAGTGGTTGGGTTCCTCTTATAGAAAGTGGCATTCAAATTCATTCTATGGAACCCAAAAGATTTATTACTCTTGATGTTTACTCTTGTAATAAGTTTGACAAGAATATCATTCTTGATTATGCACGAGAATGCTTTGGGTTTGAAAAGATAGAAGAACATTATTTTGTTCGCGGCACTGGGTATGGAAACATTACAAAATGAATAGCATAGAACAGATTATACTTAATAATTTAATTAAAAATGAAACCTTTTCCAGAAAGGTGATTCCATTCTTAACTAAAGAATATTTTCAAGATCGGTCTGAGAGATTTGTTTTTGAGACGATCAGTGAATATATTATAAAGTATAATAGTCTTCCAACCAAAGAAGCTTTATTCATTCTTATCGACAAGAATAAAATCGTGTCAGATGATGAGATAAAGAAAATATCAACTATTGTTGATAACATTTCAAAGGATGTTGATCCTATAGATCAAGAATGGTTGGCATCAGAGACTGAATCTTTCTGTAGAGAAAAAGCAGTATATAATGCTATTATGGAATCCATCAATATCATCGATGGGAAATCTAACAATGCTAAGGGAGCAATCCCTGAAATACTAAGCAAAGCATTGGCAGTTTCTTTTGATCCTAATGTAGGACATGATTACATTCAAGACTATGAAAAGCGATATGATTTTTATCATCTTACTGAAAAGAAGATCTCGTTTGATTTGGAATACTTTAATGCGATTACTAAAGACGGAATTACACCAAAGACTCTCAATGTCGTCATGGCAGGAACTGGAGTTGGAAAAAGTCTCTTCCTGTGTCATCATGCAGTTTCATGTCTAAAGCAAAATCTGAATGTACTGTATATTACTTGTGAAATGGCAGAAGAACGTATCGCAGAACGAATAGATGCAAATTTATTAGATATCAATCTAGATGATTTAAAAGATTTATCAAAATCTGTATATGAGAAAAAGATTCAAGCAGCATCGGTTAGTGTTACTGGAAAATTGATTATCAAGGAATATCCAACTGCTACTGCTAATGTGAATCATTTTAGATTTCTATTAGACGAATTGAAACTTAAAAAGAAATTCAAACCAGACATCATCTTTATCGATTATTTGAATATTTGTGCTTCTTCTAGACATAAAGGCGCAAAGAATATAAATTCGTACGAGTATATCAAATCGATTGCAGAAGAAATTCGTGGACTAGCAATTGAATATAATGTACCAATCTTTACAGCAACACAGACCAATAGAGCAGGATATTCTAATACTGATGTGGATTTGGAAAATACATCCGAGTCATTTGGACTTCCGGCTACTGCCGATTTTATGTTTGCGTTGATTGCTACCGATGAATTGGATGAACTAAATCAGATCATGGTTAAACAACTTAAGAATCGATATAATGATAAGGTAAAGAATAGAAAATTCATACTAGGAATAAATAGAGCTAAAATGAAACTGTTTGATGCTAAGAAAGAAGACCAATCATTCATCACGGATACTGCAAAGAAACAGCGAGATGAAGAAGATGATTTCTTCAACGATAACAAAAAGAAATCATCTAAGAAATTTCAGTCATGGACAGTCTAAATGTCAACATATATCGACAAAAAATACATCAATATGGTCTCATGTCTTCTTCCAAAATTCAAATGGAAGAAAGATAATTTAGCAAACTGCCGCTGTCCACTTTGTGGTGATTCGGATAAAAGTAAATCAAAGGCTAGAGGATACTTCTATAAAAAAGGTAATGATTTCTTTTTTAAATGCCATAACTGTGGTATAGGACATAATTTATATAATATTCTAGAACGTATCTCTCCATCTTTATGTAAGGAATATTCGATAGAACGATATATTTCTGGTGAAAATGGTAAATCTAATTACATAAAACCTGCAGAAGAAGTAACCTATCCTTTTATAAAACAACAGATAAAGTTTGATTCTATTTCAAATTTCACACAATCAACTAACCTTGATCCTTCTCATATATGTTCTCAGTTTATTGTGGATAGAAAAATACCAAAGGATAGATGGTGTGATATTGGATATACAGAAGATTTTAGTGTATTTTCTAAACAGTTTAATACCACCTATATTCTAAAACAAGAACCTAGAATAATTATTCTAATTAGGAATATAGAAGGAGATATAATCGGAGCTCAAGGAAGAGTTCTTCCTACTACCTTAGATAAAAAGGCACCAAAATATATTACACTACGAAAGAATGAAGATGAGAAGTTGATTTTTGGAATAGATCGAATCGATACTAACAAACAGATCTATGTAGTAGAAGGGCCTCTCGACAGTATGTTTTTGCCAAATTGTATAGCATGTCTTGGCAGTTCTTCATTTATGGAAGTAGCAAAACAATATAAAAATGCTTGTTTTGTTCTTGACAATGAACCCAGAAACAGGGATACTACAGGTATACAAAAAGACTTAATAGATATGGGATATACCGTATGTGTATGGCCTAGATCAATAAAGGAAAAAGATATCAATGATATGGTGTTGAATACAGATATAGAGAAAACTGTAGATGTGATAAAGAATAATAGTTGTATAGGATTGAAAGCACAGTTGGCATTTAATGATTGGAAACGTTGTTAGAAAGGAATATTATGAGTGATTATGTAAATAAAATTTCGGTTTTGGATGTTGGATTTGTAGAATATGTTAACCACATGGGATCAGATTTGACTGTTGTTGATGCTGCCAGAGTATCCTTCAATAAGAAAACAGTTCCTGGCGCAATGGTTTCAGATAAGGATTTTAATCTTATTAAATATCTAGCAAAACACAATCATTGGACACCTTTTGCACATCCACAAATTACATTAAGAATAAAGGCACCAATTTCTATTCGTACACAATTCTTTAAACACAAACAAGGATTTGTAGAGAATGAAATTTCTCGTAGATATGTTACCTTTGAGCCTGAATTTTATACGCCAAATTGGAGAACATCACCAACACAAGGCGCCAAACAGGGAAGTGAAGATTTTATGCCTGATGGATCTAAAAAAGAATTATCCAAAGAAGCATATTTTCGTGCCGCTTCTAAATGTCTTGAAGTATATAACGATTTAATTGCAAATGAGATAGCACCAGAACAGGCACGATTTATTTTGCCACAAGGTACTTACACCGAATGGTGGTGGACTGGTTCTCTTGCGGCCTATGCTCGTTTTTACAAGCAAAGAATAGATCCTCATGCACAATGGGAAATTAGAGAATATGCATCTGCAATAGGAAAAATATTAGAAGAACTTTTTGAGGAATCTTGGTTTTGTCTGACCGAACAAGTATAAATATAGTACCTTCATTATGAAAAAAGAAACACAATTACCGTCCCTCTACCAACAATTCATTCACCTTTCTCGTTATTCTCGTTGGATAGAATCAGAGAAGAGGCGAGAGACTTGGAATGAAACTGTTACTAGATATTTTGACTTCTTTGAGAATCACCTCAAAGAATCTCAAGAGTATATTCTATCTAAACAACTGAGAAGTGAATTAGAAGATGCAGTATTGAATTTGGAAATTATGCCTTCTATGCGATCATTGATGACCGCCGGAGAAGCATTGAGTCGTGATAATGTTGCAGGATATAATTGTAGTTATATTGCAGTAAATAGAGTTCGTGCCTTTGATGAAATACTCTACGTCCTTATGTGTGGTACAGGCGTAGGATTTTCTGTGGAGAGACAATATGTGGAGAAACTTCCTACTATCGCTGAAAATTTTTCTGCAACGGAAACTGAGATCGTTGTTGAGGATTCAAAGGCCGGCTGGGCCAAATCTTACAAAGAACTCATCTCGTTACTTATTGCTGGTCAAATACCGAAATGGAACCTTAAAAAGATACGACCTGCAGGAGCAAGACTTAAGACCTTCGGTGGTAGAGCATCTGGCCCGGCACCGCTCGATGATTTGTTCAAGTTCACCTCTGATACTTTTAAGAGGGCCGCAGGTAGGAAACTTACATCCATCGAGTGTCACGATCTCGTATGCAAAGTTGCTGAAGTTGTCGTCGTTGGAGGTGTAAGACGTTCTGCACTGATTTCTCTATCTAATCTCACAGACGAGAAGATGCGAGATGCAAAGGTTGGACAATGGTGGGAAGCAAACCCACAAAGAGCACTTGCAAATAATAGTGTTGCATATAAGGAGAAACCAGACATTGGTGTCTTTATGGAAGAATGGATTTCGCTCTATAAGTCTAAGAGTGGAGAACGAGGTATCTTTAACCGAGATGCATGCAAGCGCACTGTTGCAAAATTAGGGGATCGAAGAGATCCTGATTATGAGTTCGGTGTGAACCCATGTTCAGAAATTATTCTTCGTGATCGTGAATTCTGTAATCTTACAGAAGTTATTGTTCGTGCAACGGATACGGCAGAAACTTTAGAACGAAAAGTAAAGTTAGCAACCATTCTCGGAACATGGCAAGCAAGTCTCACTCACTTTCCTTATCTCTCCTCAGAGTTCAAAAAGAATTGTCAAGAAGAAGCTCTTTTGGGTGTATCTTTGACTGGGATTCTTGATAATGAAATGTTACGGGCCAATAATAAAAACACAGAAGAGGTTCTGACCAAACTTCGAAAGGTCTCGATAGATGTAAATGAGGATTGGGCAAAGAAGATAGGAATCAATCCGGCGGCTGCTATTACTTGTGTGAAACCAAGTGGTACTGTTTCACAACTAACAGATTCTGCATCTGGCATTCATCCTCGTCATAGTTCTTATTATGTTCGTACAGTCCGCGCAGATCGTAAAGATCCATTGTGTCAAATGATGATGGATATGAAGTTTCCACACGAACCTTGTGTGATGAAACCAGACACCACTATGGTGTTTTCCTTTCCTGTACGATCTCCAGGATCTATTACCAGAAATGATATTACAGCAATAGAGCATCTAGAGATCTGGTTGACGTTTCAGCGTCATTGGTGTGAGCATAAACCTTCTATTACCATCACGGTAAAGGAGAACGAATGGATGGAAGTGGGTGCCTGGGTATATAGGCATTTTGATGAAATTAGTGGTATTTCTTTCTTGCCACATTCGGATCACTCCTATCGTCAGGCTCCATACCAAGAATGTTCCCTAGAGGATTGTAGTGCGCTAGAACAGGTGCTACCGACCTCTGTTGAGTGGAGTAAGACCCTCGTTTCTTACGAAAAAGAGGACTCTACTTCAGGGACACAGCAATACGCTTGTTCTGGCGATAAATGTGAAATAGTAGATTTAACCTAATTATACATATAGTATGGAAAATTACACAATTGGAAAAAATTACAATGCAGGGTTCTCGGCCGTAAATCTTGGTAGTCTGCCAAAACACCATTCTGTGATGGTGGTTCCAGGAACTGCTAACGGAGCTTTTGCGTTCAAAATGCTACTAATGGACAATAAAACCGAAAGTACAGGAATAACGATGAATTTCCTATCTACGACACCTCCTGTGGTATTGCCGATCCGAGTTAGTAGTCTGACTTCTTTGACGGGTGCTGGTTCTACTGTAGTTCTTTTAAATTAAATCGAACTTTGTGCCTTTATCAGGCATATATAATTTAGGGCACTCAATATGTTAAGAGTCCTTAAATGTTTCTCTATCGGGATATTACTGTTAGTTTGTTGCACTACTGTGACACCAGTCACACAAGTAGCAAAACTACCACAACAACCATCAACACAACCAACTCGTCAAGGGTTCGAGAATTCCACTCTCGACAATGACAAGTATCCTTGTGTTATTGCATTACACAGAGCAAACAAATCGTTTGTAGGTAGTGGAGTTCTCATAACTCCTTATTATATTTTGACTGCTGGTCATTGTATAGACGGTGATGACATAACAGAAGTTCATTTGTTTGACGGTCGAGTCTTCTGTGTTAGACAATTAATTCATCATCCATATTATTCTATTGGTAAGTATGTTATGAATGATATAGGCATAATTGCTCTAGATGAACCTATACTAGATGTAAAGATCTATGATCTATGTCCAGATCTAATGGAGATGTATAAGTTTCAAGATATCGACCTATGCGGATATGGAGGATCATGGAAGAAGCAAAGTGAAGTAGGTAAGTTTAATTTTTATGGTATTCTTATTCACGAGATAAATGAATTCAAGATTCTTCCTGTAGATGGTAGTGTGTGGTTTGGAGATTCTGGTGGAGGAGCATTTGCCACTATAGGAGGAAAGAAATACCAAATAGGAATCATTAGAAGTTTCTCTGCTATAAGAGTTCGTGGAGCTCCTACAATAATAGAAAACTCGTGTGTTAGAGTCGATAGGTATTTGGTCTGGATTCATAGTATTATAAAACCCTAAATACTAGATGATACTGGCTGGAATAGACTACTCACTTAACGGGCCCGCTATTTGTGTTTTCAACACAGGATATAACTTTGAGTTTGCCAATTGTAATTTCTATTTCCTCTCTGATATTAAAAAATACTCTAATATATTTTTACATAATATCCACGGAGAGAACTTTAAGGCATATAACGAAGAATCTGAAAGATATGATTCTATATCTGATTGGGTGATGGGTATAGTTGCAGGTGTAGATCAAGTATCACTCGAAGGATATGCATATAGTGCTCAGGGTAGAGTATTCAATATAGCAGAAAATACAGGCATCCTCAAGTATAAACTTTGGCAAAGTAGAATTCCAGTTGAAGTAATTCCGCCATCTGCAGTAAAGAAGCTAGCAACAGGAAAAGGAAATAGTGATAAAGCAGCAATGTATCAACAATTTATGACCGATACCAATATTCCACTGATGGATATTATATCACCAGATAAAACTAAAGTATCAAATCCTGTTAGCGATATAGTCGATGCATTCTATATCTGCAAATTCTTGTACAATAAGATTAAAGTCTAACAGTTCCACTTGCGCAAAGATAAAGCCTTGCGTGTCGGTTTTCCGTTTTCGTCCTTCATTGGACCACGCATTCCACCCATTCTAGCACAAAAGGACTTTCTTCTTTTTGCTGCTTTAGAGCCCTTCTTTAATTTAGATGGTGGGGTAGTAACTGCTGTCTTTAGTTTACTTCCAGGATTTTCTGCACGATAAGACGCAACACCCTTTGCATTCAGACCACCTTCGGGGTTCTTTCCCTCTTTGCGTGTCCATGCGGCCGTTTCGTTCATACTAACACAGTTAGGAACTACACGACTACCTTTACGTTTTGTACCTACAGCCTTGTAGCCACTCCAACAAGATTCTGTAAATTCTTTAAATGATTTCATTCAGTTTCCCATCCGCCACCCATTGCTTTGTACTTTTTAGCAGCCCAACCATTTGCATAGGCAGAAGGATACACCTTAAATTTAGATCTAGCTAATGCCTTTGCTTGACTCCATTTTTCTGGACTGGTTGGTATATTTTTTTCTTGTAGAATTTCTTCACTTATTTTACCTTTTCCATAATTTGAAACGTTTATAGGAGATCCAGATCTATCTGCATCTGGATCATGTTTTCTTTTAGCACGAACCGCTGCAGCTCTTTCTTTTTTAGTTAAAGATGCTCGTTTCTTCTTTGACATACATTTAGGTTTAGGTTCTCCTTCTTCCCTTGCGCAAGGACCAACCGCTTCACCTTTTGAATTTATTCGTTTCCAGTCTCCATCTGGGTCACTTTTACTGAACCAATCACGTAGATCTTCGGTTAGATATTCTTTAAATGATTTCATTTTCGTTTCTCTAATAAAAGAGCAAAATCTTTCTTCTTAGTTCCACCATCATACGCCCATGCATATCCTTCATCTACTAAACGAGTATTCAAAGTCTTTCCATCTAATCCAGTAAACACACCAAGGATTCTTCCATATTTATCATCCTTGGTTGTTTGCAAACGAAATGGAGTATTCTTCGTGAACCATTGTGTGATATATTCTTTTGCTTCAATACCTAGTTTTTTTTCTGCTAGATCTTTTGTGGCAGATTCTGGAGTATCAATACCCAACAATCTTACTCGTTCTTTTTTCGTGGTATTAAAACCAAGATCAATAAGAACATCGACAGTATCACCGTCAACAATCTTTATTAGAGTAGCAGAATACTCATACATCATCTTTCGCTTTCGTTCAACTGCTGTAGTTTTTCTTCATCAACATAACCATCATTGTCTTTATCTATATCTTTATTCCGAGAATAGATCCAGTACGCAATCGCACCACCTATTAACATCATATAGAATAGAATAGCATACCAGTTGATCTTTGAGATGGTGATGACTGTACCTTTGCGTAGAGTAACATCTGCACCTTCTGAAAGACGAATATCCGTTGATTCTGTGGTCTTAAGGTATGTGTTAGCAGGAATAGTTACCTTTGTGTTTTTTGGTATTTCTACTGTTTTACCATTCACAACAGTTTGAATCTTTTCTTGTAGTACAACATCCACTTTATCTTCTTCAGGAATTTGTATCAAAGATCCTTTGTTAATAGTTCCACGAACTCCAGGAGCAACAACAACCTCTGTGTCGTTAGTCAGGACATCAGGTGCTTGCTTGGTGAGACTTGGCATCTGAATAGACGGAGAACAACCAACCATCAATGCTAAGAGTATAATAGTAAAGAATTTCATAAGAATTATTTCTTGTTTTTCTTAGTACTTTTCTTTGCACTCTTCTTGCGAAGACGAATCTTACTCTTCTCTTTCTTTTCTTGGACAGTTTTCGTTATCTGTGCCTTTTGCTCTGCGACACCTTCTTCGGTAAACAATTTCTTTAAAAGTTTACCAAAAGATACGATATGTGACCAAACGACACTCCAAATTTGTTTTAACTTTTCCATACGATTCTCCTTATGACTTGTTTGATGCAGCTGCGCTTCCAAAGTAGAAACCTACGATGGAAACTAGAATTTGACGATTCTCTGTTGTGAAAAGATATCCGTTGATTGTTTGAAACAGTTTAGTGTTACTAGATGGAATAAGACCAAACAACCATTCTGGAGAAGTATATTCTACTTCAACGATTGTTGGTATGCCAAAGAAAGGAAGTACAAACGGTGCAAGAATAGTTCCAAAAAGAATTGCAAGCACTATGGTTTGTCTGACTCCTCTACCTACATCGATAGGCACTCTCTGTACGGCAGCATTTCTAGAGACTTCAGTTTGTTTTTGAGAATCCATTGCACGTTGGAAGTTCTCTTGTGCATTCTTTCTGTTCTCTGCCATGTGACGAAAAATGAATCCTGTTGCAGATCCAGCAATTAAAGTAATTAATTCCGTAGGTATCATCGTCGTCTCCTTCTTTTGAGCATTTTTCCAACAATATTTTTTCTATGAACTACAGTATTTCCATAATCACCACCACTTGATGGATATATGTCTGTGACTCCTGCAATCCCTCCGCCACCCACAGACATTCCTTCTTCGTCTAGGATTGAATATAGATCTAATCCTTGTTCTAATAGGTAATCTAGAATTTCGGTGAACACATAATGAGGATCTGCACCCAATTGTTCCGAATCTTCTGCTAATAGTCCTATGCCAGTAACAAGATAATTCAATTTAGCTTTTATAGATGGATTTGGAATCATAGCCAATAAAACCTTCAGGTTTATTATCAATCTATCGTATGGAGTTATTAGTCCTTCAGGATCTTTCAGATATCTTCCATAGGCATCTATTACTCCTAAAGAGAATGCATTAGTTTGAGAAAAATGTTGAGTTATAGACTTGATGAATTTATACACGGTAAAGGAACTGATTACCTTATTTAAATCCTTTGAGTTTGGAACTCTTCTATAGGCTAATGTTGAAGTATGATTACTAGATATAATCTTTCCAGAATTAACTTTTTCCGCTTTTTTAATTATCGGATGGTATGGATTGATCATTTGAGATTTCCTAGTATTGTGTCTATTCTATGATCTGAGCGTATACTCTTCAATGAAACTTCTGGTATTTGTTCTGGTAAGTATTGTAGATACTGTAAAAATGAAATAATCATAGAATATAGATCTGGAGTCATTTTAAAAAATAACATTCTAGTGCAAGCTTCTGCTCCAAATATATTTTGTAGAGTGATGATATGATTTAAAATCAATCGTTCTTTCAATCTTCCTCCCCGTTTAAACCTTATGAGCAGACGCTTTATGTACTTTATTCGATGTATGTCCTCATAAAACTCCTCTATACCCGAACAAGACGGATTGTCATACATCTTGGTTGCATATAATAAAAAGGTATCAGGAGTTATTTTTTGCTTCATCTATTACTTTTTAGCATGAGTCGTCATGTATTTTTTAAAATTTCTCACCAAGTCTCCAACCACTCTACCCTTTTCTTTTTGTGTAAGAGTAACTTCTCTCTTTTCATCACCCTCAACCGTATCTTTCATTTTTCGTAAAGCAGAATTGACGACGAAATATAATTCTTTTCTAGCATCATCTAATGTCAGTTTTCCCTTTTTCTTCTTGGATAATAAATGATTGAATACAGGAACTAAAACTTTATCTTTCATGTCTTTATCACGCATGATGAAGTGTTCTACTTTTCTAGGAAAATCAGAAACGTGTTCTATCTTTTCTTCACTCATAGCAACTGCCAAAGCATCTTCAGACGTCTTCTTTATTTTCTTCTTGCGCTTCATTCCATTTTCACCCATAGCAGATGCTCTACCATTAGCCTGAGCATCGTTTGCTGTTGCACTACTTACAGCATCACCCGCAGCACTTCCTAGCATACCACCGATAACTCCACCAACCCCTGGAAGAAGCATATTGCCAAGAAACGTTCCTGCCATCTTCCCAAATGCTCCTTCTTTCATTGGTGTTGTTGGAGATGTTTTTGGTGTTGGAATCAATTTACCAGACATACTGTACATACAACTAGTTTCGTCATAGGTAACATCGATTACGAGATTCAATCCAGGCAGATCCATACCCTTATCGAATCCCTTTGAGAGATCCGTAGTCGGAGTCGTTCCAAAGACTTCTCCATATAATTTGGCAGGGAAACTATTGACTCCAGGATGTAGTGTTATCTTTTTACCGTCAAAGACAAAATCTAGGCCTGCATGATTCAATCTACTTCGAAGCTCGGTCACCGCAGCTTCTGGGTCGATATAAGTACCACCAAGGAATTTATTGATAAAGGCATTCAATCTATGAATGGAGTCGCCTTCACCCACTCGATGGACTCCAAAATCACTTTGGGCAGTCCTTCTGACGGAATCGCTATATCCGTTAAATACGCTGCCACCTTCTGTGTATTCTTCTTTTAATGTCTTATGGTAAATTTCTTTAAATCTTTTCATTTTGTCTCCTATCTCTATTTAGTCTTATTTTTCTTTCGGATTCCGTACGATTCATTGATTCTTGCCAATTGTCTATTATAGAAGAATTCCTTTAATTTCTTAGATTCTTCTGGGTTAGGATCAAGAGGAAGTGGTTTTTTATCTTTTAATTCAGAAAATACATCAGGAATTACATTTTTATTGCCTGGAGCTACCTGTTTTGCGGCCTGTAAGGCTTCTTGTTTGGTCTTAAATTTCATTGGACCTGGAACTCCAGTCATCGGATCTGGTTCTGCACCGTCAATATAATCTCCTCGATTCTGTCTATCCATAACAGCCCAGTCTTCCTTTACCGATTCTATTTTCTTTAATCTGGTATAATAATTAGGCAATTCTGCTATATGTTGTAAAGCTATAGTTTTTGCTAACGATTTAGATTTAGTATGCTCATGTTCGACTCCTATTCCCATTTTCAATTGTGTTTTTAATTCACCAATAGGAACTTTATGTTTTTTGGAAAGATCCTCGATAGACTTTGTAGGCTTCATATTTTTCATTTATTAGACCTTAATTGTTCATTCAAATGGACTTGAATTTGATTTCTAGTATCAACCATCAATTTTCCAAATTCTTCTATATTATGTAGTACCTTGGCATTCTTGTATGGACTACACCATTGAGCAGAAACATATCCTGATATCATATTCCTATACTTCACAGGCATAATCATATAGCACGTAACATTTACCGATTCTAATAAATTTTTATAATATCCTTCTTTTTCATCTTTCACAAAATATAATATGGGAGAATCTTTTAATATCTTTTCAATCATTGGAGTATGCAGAGATATTAATACATTCGTTATACTATGTGCAGTAGAGGACACTCCTTTGGTCAAGGACTCATGAGTGCATGAGAGTTTAGCCATAGATACACCATCCATAAAATACTCACCATTATGAAATTGAACCAATGTGACACGAGCACAATCAGTTATGCATCTCAATTCAGTCAATCTTTCATGAATCTGAGTATGAAGATTCCACTGAGTTGACATTTTCTTAGATACATGAAAATAGTTTACTTTACTTTTTAGGGTAAGTATACATCCCATGAGAAATACTGCACTAGCAATGCCAAGTTCTAACCAAGTATTAAGGCGTAAGTCTGATATGAAATCCATAAATCCTCACTTCTTTGATCTATTTTTTCCTGCACTCATAACTTTTAAATTATCCAATGAATTGTCATGAGTGTTGTGGTTCTTGTGATCTACATCTTTACCATCACCTTTATGAACTCTACCCATTTTTGTTAACAATGCTCTTGCGGCATTTCTTTTTGCTCGTCTTTTCTTTTGCTTGGTTGTTCCTTGCCATTTGTATTCTGCTTTATAATCTCTTCCGCTTGCTTTGTCTACTTTTTTTCTTTCTGCAAGAAATTTTAGTGCGTATGAAATATAAGATTCGTTTATTTCTTGTTTGCCTTTAGATTCTGCAGCTTGTTGTGCTTCCATTTCCTGATTATCTTCTGCGTCATTTTGCAGATCAGACATATCATTGTAGTCTACGTCCTTTTCTACTGGAATTTCTACTTCTACGCCGTTTATCACTATAATATTTACATTATCATGTTCTTTTGATGCTATAGTTTGAAAATCTACTGGAGATATATTTACAGATTCTGCTTCTACTTCAAGAAATTGCATCCATTTTTGTGGATCTCCGCCGATATCTTTTTTGAGGAACTGTATAACATCGTCAATGTTAGGTTCTTCTGTATTTTGTGAATCTCCAACCAATTCTCGTAATATAGCATTGTGTTTGAAATATTCATTCAATTGTTTGTTAGATCCAAGAGCAATCACAGACCAATATGAATATTGTTTATCTTTTCCTTTTGCTTGATTCTCCTTACCTGCTACACTACTAGTTTTAAATCGTATTTGTATTTGATTTATTTGATCTACTAGTTTATCTAGATAATTTTCATTTATTTGTGTCATACTAGCACCAGTTCCGTCTTTATTTGTTGATAAGACGTATTGAGGAACTGCAGGACTAACCACTCCCTTTTTCCCTGTATCAAATTTTCTAGCACCAGTCAATGCTTCATAAACTAATGCTTTCTTGAATGATTTATTTTCGGTAAGAATATCTCGCAATAATTCCTTACATTTTTCATGTAACTTTTCATAGCGTAATATTTCTGTGTCTTGTCCTTCTTTTTCTCCACCTTTTTGATATGGATCTACTGGGCCTGCTTGAGTTTTTCCTGACTTCGCCAGTTTGTTCAACTGATCTAATAAGCCATCAACCTTTTTAGTAAACTCTGGATTCTTCTGTCCTTGATCCATAGTTTCCATGGCAGTCATGACCAAAGCTTGTGCTTCTCCTTGAGCCTTTCCAGACGTGAGTTGTGAAGGACCACTCTTAACAGAAGCACCCACAATCATTCCTGTATTTTTATCTCTAAAAATTATATCAGATTTTGGTGTATTATCTCGTGCTCCTCTTTCAACATAGAATTTACTAAGAGGTTGATCTTTCTTTCTTCCATAATGGAAAGCTTCGAAATTTGAATCAGGATAATCCATTTTCAATGTTTGCATGGTAGTCATTAACGATCTTTGACCTGCAGCTAATAGAGTCTGACTTGTAGCGACCTTCTCATACTCTTTTGGCCCAAGCATTCCCATCTTGACCTGATCTTCTAATGAAACTCCACCTAATAATCCATGGGCAGCTGCAATTCCTGCTTCTAGATCTGTTGCGGAATGATCTGAATCTGGAAACTGAGAACCCTTTCCCGTTGTTGGCTCGGGTCTTGGTGGAACTACTGGCTGCTGTTGTTCTTGTGGTTGCTGTTCTTGTTGTTGTTCTTGTTTCTTTTCTTTTGGTTCTTTTGCATCGTCTGCTCCTTGAATTTTACCAAAAAGTTTTATAGAAGTTTTCGTATTCACGAAATCTGGATCATCTAGAACTTTAGATGCTGCTCCCTCGCTCATTTTATCTGGAGCAGTCACAATCTCATGCTTATCTGGATTATAAGAATTCTTATCGACAATCATAAGATTGTCTCTAGCATCTCGAACAACCATAATCTTTCCAGAATATGGATTAGATTGCATAGTAGCTTCGTCGGTTGCTCTTTGCTTTCTTTTATTCTCGTTTTGATATCTTCTTTGTTCTTCTTTTGGTTTTGCTTCTAACAACAACTCCAACACATTCTCTAATTTATATTCCATAAATTCTTCAGCACAAAACCAAGTATTGTAATCTTCTTTTATTGTCTTCTTTTTCTTCGGCATTGCTTTTACTTTTGCCTGCTGAGATTGAATTAGTTTATGATATTCACTCGAATTTACACCAAGTGGCATCATTGCTTTTGCTAATTCAATATCCCCAGAGGCGACTGCTTTCCGTAATTTTCCGCTCTTTACTCCTGTAATATTTCCTGTTGCGATTCGTTTTAATTCCTCTTCTCTTGTAGTATCGCCTTCTTGTCTAGGTTCTCCTAATTGTTTAAAAGAAAGACGAATCTTGTGCACCTTCTTACGATCAGATCCAAGAAATCCTCCCCATTTTTTAATATGAGATTTCAATTGTTTTCGTAAAGAAGTAGGACCATCCATTTGATCTGATCCCAATCCTACTGTTATATCTTTATGACCGCCGGTTTCTATTAGATGAGTTATCTGATGAAATGGAGATATTGCATTTTCTTTTGGAAGTATTCCGAACGCTAATCCTTTATGTTTTTTGGATAATGGTTCATGAATTTTTGACAATACAGATATTTTTTGATCATGTGTAAGAGGTGCATCATCTTTTTCTTGTGATGCTGAAGATGATCCGACATAAAAATGAGTATGTTTCTTTGAAGCAAAATCGGCTGCCTTTGATATCATATCTTCATGTGCACGGGTTGGTGGATTGAAAGCACCACTTACTAAAAAAGCTCTAGATGCTGGAGTTTTCAAAGATTCTTTAAGAGACGTATAATTCATTTATGTTCCTTTTATTTAAATCTTGGATTATCATTATTTTTCTTTGGAAATCCTGCTGGACCTTCTCGTACAAACTTTGCTTGATGTTCATCCACACCTGGCGTTCCTATAGACGATACCATTCCTTCGTGTTCTTCTCCGCCATGAGTTTGTAATTGAAACTGACCTTCATGCTCTCGCATCTGATCTAATGTATGATGCTTTGCTCGGATCATTGCATTGTGTGCGTCGAAGAGTGGACCAAAATGATGAGCATGAGTATCAATAATGCCACCAATAGTTGTTCGTAGTGCTGTTTGTGTTGCGGGTTTCAATGAACTCTGAGCCTTCTTACTCATAAATCCATCCATATAATCTCTAAGGCCTTCTACAGATCTTGCACCACTAGTACGAGAAGCGTGACTATGATATTGATCAAAGAATTGTGTAAATTTTGGATGCAATCCTCTGACTCCCGAGGCAAATTTTCTTACTTTGGGAGTCATTGCTTTTTTAGCAGATGCTAGTTCGTTTGATATTGCTTGTGTTCTTTGAGGATGTAATTGTAATTTGATATTATCCTTCATTGCCAGCTCTGGTGCATGAACTCCTTCCGCAGACAGCATACCGACATCAGGATGACTAGAAGTTTTCTTCAACTCTCCACTCTTCTTTACTCTATATTGAGAGTGAGCTGCCAATACTAGTTTATGGCCTTTCTCAATTTTATACTTTATAGTATTTGGTTGAGATATTCCTGGAAGCTCAGTTGGGGTATCAGACTGGTGGATAATATCAGCCTGAATCGCTGTTCCTTTCTTTAGTTTCTTCATACCAGAAACCATATTTAAAAGAGGCGAAAATATCTTTTTATAATGTGGTGCTTTATTCTTCTTTGCGTGATCTTCGATCTGTTGATGGGTTGTAAACCACTCTCCTGTTTTATATCCTACTGCTGGAGTACCATCTGGCATTCGAGCAATCTTAACCGAAGTGCCACCATCTGCCTTTTGGGAGATCTTTCCCTCTGCTGGTTTGTTTTGAAATCTATTTACGGCATTATCAAAATGCCTAAAAGCTTTGCTCGGATCTTGATATAGTAAAGCTTCAACGTGATCTAGATGACCTGTCGTCGCATGAACTTTAGCCGCTTCCGTTAGGAAGGATATAAAAGATTTGATCATTATAGTATTTATAACGATGTAGATCTATGTAATATCTACTCAAGCTGTGGTATTTTTTGGGACGTATTTTGGGTTGGCTTCTTCTCGAAGGAAGGTATATCCCTTATGTTGTGGTCTTCTACCATGCATAAGGTCGTACATTGCGGATCTTGTTAAGGATTTCTCCTTACAAAACTCATACAAATTGAAGGTTTTTACTTCTTTTCCTTGAAAAGCAAAGACCCAGAACTTAGGAGCGATATAAGATTCGGTTTCTTTCCATGACCAATACCTAAAATTCTTTGTGAATTCTCCACCAAATTGAGAGGTAAACACACTTCTCCAATATCCAGCTCTAGAATCATCATTACATGCAATCCATGTAGGAGAATTTTGTCTATTAATGTCTGATTGTTTCAGTATTACCATTTGGATTTTCCCTTCTATAATTCATTATTACTTCTCTGAGTCGGGGCACATGATCTATTACCTTTTCTTCAAACACTTGAATCGTTCCATACTCGGTAGATATCAGGATTTTAATATCTTTAATCTTCATGCCAGTACGTTCTTGCCACATTAAAGCATATGCAGATGCTTGTAGAAAATAATTTTCTATGTGTTCTTTTTTCTTGATTTTAGTACTTCCCTTGAAGTCGATTATGGATAATTGTTTGTCATATTCTGCAATACAATCAACTCTTCCTGCTAGACCAAGAACTTTACTCCATAGAGGATATTCTAAACAATATATGTTTTTTATCTTATCTAACTCAGGTTTTAATGTATTAAAGAGGTCTATCTCTTCTTTATATTCATCTAGGTTTAATTTATCATTTAGTAGATATTTTTCGGTCATAGAATGTAATCTATTACCTCTTGCACAAACTCTTTTGGATTCTTCTAGATTATTTTTTCTCCACCCGGCAAAGAAGTTTCTCTTTTCCCATCCTGTGACCGTAGTAACAGATGGGAATATGCCATCAGGCGTTTTATAAAATCTTTTACCATTGACCTCTTCTTTTTCGAGATCTACACGGTCAAAATTCAATTCAAGATGATTAAAATTACCACACACGATCATTATAATACCATAAATTTAATAAAAGTCAATCCCCATATTTGACAGACAATCTATTTCTCATCTCCATTATACGAGATAGATTGCTCTGTGGTTTGGTTTCTTCGTTCATACTCATTCTAGGTCTTCCTGTAATAGCCGGAACTCTTCCACCAGAGGCTTCTCTTGCCCCACCTCTAATTACAGAATCTCCACTAGCAGTACCCAATTCAGAAGCTTGCTGTTGTGGAGCTGCTTTGCCACCTGCTGCGCCGCCACCACCATAATTGTTGGTTGTGGTATTGTTTGAGTTAGTCTGATCTCGACCTACCGTGTTGGTATTTGAGGAAGAATTTCCTCCAGCTGGTGCAGATTCACCACCTGCCGCAGGTTTAGCTCCAGCAGCAACAGGTTTAGCTCCTCCATCTGGAGGTACTGGTATACCAGTTTGTTTACTACCAGTATCATTTAGTTTTGCTTTAATTGCATCGACTCCCTTGGATGCCAATCCACGAACTGTTGGATTGGATGAAACTTGTTTTGTGAGTCCACCAACAACTTTGATTGCTCCTCCTACCTTTCCTTTGATTGCTCCTCCTACATTACCTAGTTTTTGTGCAATCGGCCCACTCTTTATTTTGTCTGCTGCTGTTCCTAAACTACTACCCATTCCTGTCTTGAATGCTCCTCCAGCCTGTCCTGCTAATTTTCCTGCTCCTACGATTCCCTTGTCTGCCATATTAACTGCCCCAGCTCCTGCTTTAGCAATTCCTCCGGCGGCCTTTCCAGCCAAATTTCCAGCTCCTGCAGCCATGTTACCAAAAAATCCTTCTCGCACCATTCTAGCCATTACATCTTCTGGGGATTCTGTTTTTCTATATTGAGCTCCTGTGCCCTTACTTGGTTCTCGTTCTTGTGATCTGAATACAGAATCTGGAGATCCTATTGCTTGTTCTAGTTCCGAAGCATGACGTATTCCATGCAAAGCGGCCGCAAGATCTTCTGGATTTGTTCCTGACTCTTTATTTTTTTCAGCTTCAATACGATCATCAACGTTACGCTTCGTTGCCGCTTCACTTTTTTTATTAGATTTTGGTTCTTTTGGTTCTTGTTCTTCTCCATCATTAGACCCTAACAAGAATGGATCATCAGTCTGCTTCTCTGCCTTTACCTTCTTTGGCTCTGGCTTTTTACCCTTGGCTTCTGATTTTTTACCAGAATTAACTTTTTCCGCTATATTTACCAATTCTCTATTGGTTTTATTGGTATCGAGATGTTGTGTGAGCCAAGAAAGATATAACTTGTTCATGTATTATTTCCCTTTAATATTATATTTATACTGTTGTATATTTTGCTTTATATATGCTATAGATTCTGCGAGTCTTTGGCGTCTTTTTACTATTGCAGAGTAATCTCCACCAGTTTTTGATGGTATTCTTCCTGCTCGTTTTAATGCCGGAATTCCCTTAGCTGCAAAGGCTGCCGTTACCATAGCCTTAGCGTTTTGTCCATCATTCCATTGAGCAGAAGGAGAGGCGCCTTTTCCTCCATATCGTATTGCAGTCATCCAACGGTCTTTTACACTACTCGCAGAGTCTCTTCCTTGACCTAAAGACCTAACAGAGTCAGAGTCGGCGGCGCTTTCGCCCCCAAGCTTGGAAAAAAATGTTGCTCCTTCTTTTAACCTTTCCATAATCGTCCAGTCTGACTGCTTGCTTGATCTAAATTCGTGTGGTATCGTTTAGATACTCCTCGTTTCATTTGAGTCATGAGTTCAGACCATTTTCCGCCAGTTGCTTTGTCTGGAGTCAATGTTGCATCAGAATTCAATGAACATCTAATTCCATTCAAATCTTTTATTACTCCACCGGCCTTTTTACATTCAGGACATGATTCTTTCAATGGATTGTTTCTATTATCCATAGTCAAATAACAATCAAATCGATGATCACAGTTGTCACATATAAATCCATAATTAGGCATATTTAATATCCTTGTTGAGCGTCTTGCTGTCGTTTTTGCATTCTCTTGTCATGATCTCTATCTGTTGCATTTTGGGATGGATCAATCTGTTTTGTTCCAGTTCCTTGTTGCTTATAAGAAGCCCTTGCTTGTTTTGCTCTAGCCATGGCATTATTTCCTTGCGCAGGAGGCTGAATTGGTGCTTGACCACCATTTCTTCTATTCGATGTTGCGTCTCTGGCGGCCTGTGAGGCGCTAGTGTTTTTATTTCCTTTTGCTGATCGTGGATTCATTTAGTTTTCTCCTTTTTCTCTTTAGTATTTATAGGTTTCGTGATCTTGCCTTTTGCTATTTTTCTTGCTTCTTCTCTGTTTGCATCCAATTGTGCAATAAAACTTCTTGCGGTCCGATCACTTATTTTCTTTCGTTCTAATGTAAAGTTTAGCGGTCCATCGCCTGGAGATTGACCCGTTTGTCGATCTTCATGATGAGATACTCTATATTTATTTCCTACAACTTTATTCATTTTAGTTGTTAAATATTTGTATAGTTTAACGCGAGTATTTCTAGGACCGAACAAATCTTCAGACGCAGAAAAGGTAACAACATCAGGATCATGTGATTTAGAATGATGCTTTATAGCAGCCAATACATTTCTAAAAATTCCAACAGCTTTATTTCCTTGTCTACCAGTTTTTGCTTTACTAGAATCTACATCAAATTGTATTTCTGTTTTTGTCATATGCCCATTTCTTCTCTCGCTAGATTTACGACCAGTCGTCCCATGAGACATTGATATTTTTCCTTCACTCCCATGTGGTGTTGTAAAAGAATATACATGTTCGCCTGCTTCTGTATAATGTTGACCCAGTTGTGGATAATAATGAAGTTCAGGATTAGCTCGATTTCCGCTACTAATGACACCCGAAGGCTTAAAATGATAAGTGAGTGTATCCGATGCTCGCTTTATCTTTCCTCTATAGATACCACGAAAACGTTCTTTGCTTCCAATATTTTTTATTACCTTGCGATATTTTTCATCTGCGCGGCCTCGTTGAATTGTGTCGGGTTTACTTTGTTGTAGTGCATTCAATGCGGTATCATACCTATTCAAAGTTTTCTTTGATATTTTTATTGGAGATCTAGGATCTCTTATATCTAGTTTAGGCCGTAATGATTCTCCCTTACGAGTAATTGGTAATGTATAAATTTCTCCATTACGCTTTGTAATAGACTCCATCAATTGTTCCATTAATAATTGTCTAGTATTCATTTTGTAGTACTATATGCTCCATTATGTGCTGTATAATATGCTGGATCTTCTTTCTGGCCCACACCTCTCCATCGTTTAGTCAATCTGTAATGATCATCATCTGACATAGGTTTTTCTAAATCTACACTTATGTCTTTTGCCATTGATCTCATCACGCCAGTCGCTAATCTTTGATAATTCCCATGATGCTCTGCACTAGATAGAGTTCCTGCCTTACCACCACCAAATGTAGGATGCATTCTGCCCGATTTCAACATACTTGTTCCTTGGTCAACAAATTGTTTTGCATAAGATTCTTGACCTTTAAACAAATCAGGATGTCGTTTCATATGATCCATCACAGTGTTTCTTGTTAATTGAGCAGGGCCATATGCAGAAGATGCAGAGTCGCCTTTAGTTCGTACATATAAATCTGCATGATGTTGAAATGGATCTGTTGTCAGTCCCAATTTTTTAGCAGATCCACGATGTTCTGCATTCACAATCCCTGCATAGAATCTTCTAATATTTTCATTTTGAAAATGTTCTGGAGTTTCTGATGTAGCAGCGGTTACTATTGGTGTAGTTTGTGCTTTTGGTTTTTGTGTTTCTGTTTTTACAATAGGAGTCTGATGGGTTGGAGCAACAACATTAGTTCCTTTGATAGCAGAAACCATTGTCTTCGCCGCAGGTATTGCCAATGCACCACCTGCAATAATTGCAGCTGGTATTGCTAATTTTTTAAGTAAAGATTCTGAAACATCAGGTTTTGGTTTCTCCTGGCTTTTAATCCACTTCTTATACTGAAAACTATTTAATGGCTTTTTCGTTCCATCTTTATTTAACGGATCCCATTCCATAGAATTTGGATCCTTTGCGTCTGGATCATATACCTTACCCATTGGAAAATCTTTTGATTTTCCATTATTTTTTGCTATTTCAAACAATATTGATTTAATATCTTTCATTCGTAAAACTCTGGATTTTGTTCCCCATATGTCCGTACTATTCTACCGGCAACAGCGTTTGCTTCATCTTCGTGGGGACTTCCAGTAGACCCATCCAGATCTTCGGGATTTTCTATGTCCTTGTGTTGTCTTCTATGAACTAGTTCGTGTGCTGCGGATCGGCATATGTCGAACACTGCCCGATCTTTTGCATAGATCTTTATATTGCCAGTTTTAGGTTCATAAAAAGCAGTCGTCATGCCAGGTTCTCTGGTTGTTACCATAGAAACCGAAGGTTTTTCGCCTAAATCGAGGTATTGGGATGCAAAATCTAAAAAATGTTGTATTTTAGATTCCTTTTCTTTATTTTCTCGAATGAATGATGTGAAACTCTTCATATCGATATTTATAAGAATACAATAATCATACATAATATACAAGGAAATAACATATGAATCTAAAAGAATACTATAAAGAAATACTTAATAACTTATTGATGACCGAAATAACTGCATCTCCAGCAGGAAAGCTTGTTCCAAAGACTCGAGGCCCCAGAATAGAACGGTTAGAAAAAGCAACAAAGAACCTTTTTATGCCAAAGAATAAAAGGAATGAGATATTATCACTTATAAAGGCCAAGAGTGGCAATCTTCCATATGACCAAGAAGCTGAGGTTGCGGCCACGCCAGGGGGAAACAGACAGGCCAAGGTTGGCGTGTTCGATGATTCCTCACAGATGTGGAAGCTTGTGGATGCGCCATGGAAGGGAAACGAACATGCTCGAGACTTAAATCGTAATGCATCCTTTAACGCTGATGAAGCTAATGCCTTCCGAAATCGAAGGCAGAAAAGATCGTAAATTTCAAGGATTGATAAAACATCTAGCCAGTTCTCGTTCCACTCTTCTTGGAAGAATCAAATGAGACTTTGCTTTGAATGTTTTAGGCATATTGGAAAGAACTCTTTTTGAGACATTTGGATTAAAACAAGTCTTTCTTGTCTTATATTCCTTCCACATATGATGGAGATATATGTACAAATTAGCCTGCCGAATGTACATATCCTTGTTTATCGGTAATTTCCATTGTTTTATTAAAGCAACTGTTCTTTTTTCACAATCTCTTTCCATTTCTGCTATTCGTAGAAATGCCTTATCAATCTTACAGTCTGAATAATTATCGACTAATTGACCTATAGAGATATTATGTACAATAAATCCAGCAGAATCCTCTGAAGTAAGCACATATTGTGGTTTTTCTAGCCATTGTAGAAAATGACAGTATTCGTGCGCTAATATACCCAACCAACCTGATCCGGCACGAGCGACTCGTATTTCTCTATTTGGGGAATCTGAAAAGTAACCTTCACACCTAGATGAACTGATGTTTACTTGTCGGCCTTTGCCAAATATCAATACGAATCCATATTCTTTAAGGTGATTACGAACATGAGACACGAATCGTTTAGTATTCGTCATGCTGTGTTTCTCCATTGATATTTATGTGCCGCGGCTAAGCAAATATATAATTTATTCGTCTTTTCCGGCAACCCATCCCGAATGCCTAATTGGATTCGTATCCTTGTTTATTTCCTTAATAGTCTTCTTATTCATATTTACAGAGACATAGACACAGGCGTCTGTTCCTTGATCTTCAGGTTTCCTAGTAGAATCAAGTCCTGCTATTGTTCCAAGACCATAGAACTCCTCTCCTACTTCTAGCATTGGTCCGCCTTCAAAGTCAAACATGCCTTCTCCTTGCCTAGCATATTGGCTTTTGCCATATATTCTAAAAACGCCTTGTTTAGAATCAACACACTCAATTGTGCGTTTGTCTCCGTATCTGGATTGTGTCGTTATTGGATTCATTGTTTCACCTTTGTGCTCATTTCTTCTGCCATCCGAACTGCACCATCAATAAACGAATCTCCATCCTTGTAATAGAATCGCATTGTGTCTTCCTTATATTTGATGCTTGTACATTCTGTTTGCATATGAAGTCTATGTCCTATTGGAAATCTATCTTCATGAACAACACTGTTCCAAAAATTGCAACGATTTTGTATGACACCACACAAAGAATCAATGATCTCATACCATCCATCTCCACATGGAGCGGGAGATCCTGCAACAAATATCTTTGGATATTTTTCTTCTAATTTAGTAAGTAGTTCGCTACGCATTATTTACCTTTCTTTTTCTTTTTCTTTAGTTGTCTGTAATCCCAAACTGACCATCCTATCATACCAAATAGTGCAGTGAATGCGAGGATAACGAATATGAGTACTTGTGTTCGTTCGTTCATTTCAGTTTGCTTTCTGTGATCACATCTGTAATCACGAGTGGGTAGTGGCGAAGACACGCCGATGCCTTTGCTCTAATCTCTTTAGGCACTTTTGGTGTTATTGTTTTATTAAGTAGTGCAATTAGAAATTGCCTAGTCATTTCAAGTGATCGTAATTCTTCTTCTCTTGTTGTCATTTTGTTTTCTTCTTCTTTGGTTTGATTTTTGGTGGGTTCTTACTGAACTTACCTTCTTTTGCCTGTTTGAGTCCTTTGCAAAGTTTTGCATCTTGCAATGTGTAAAATTTTACATCTTGCGACAAAGTGTCGCTTGCGTAGCAATCCCAACCACGCTCATCAGCGATGTCTTGAGGGGTTAGTGAAAGAAAGTCCACAGACTCGTTTGAAGACTCAATTGCATTTATCTCACACACTTCACGCCGTGCCTCGTCCCGCTCCCTACGAAGTTGTGCATTCTCTGCACAAGTTTTAGCAATGCCGGCATGAGATGCCCACGGCACGCCACACGAATGACAAAGGGATTGAAAAGATGCAGAATCCGTATCCGTGTCATTCAAAAATTCTTCGGCACTTCCACTTACCCAACCTTGGCGTTTTAGATTACAGGCAGTGCAAGTGGTGTGCAACCAACCACTATCTGTATTTCTCCGTGCAGGACTTCCACATAGTTCACATATTCGTCCTGACATTGCTTCTGCCAACTCAATCATTGCTTCTGTGCTAGCATCTCCACCGTCCACATAGAATCGAAGTGTTCCCAATTTCTCTTTGACTTGGGCAGCAACAACCTGTACATATTCAGGATCACCTTCTTCGACGAACTCGTACTTATCTGTTTCGATTATGTAGCGTGTATTTGCAGCAGTACAATGTTGTTGCATTGTATAACAGAGTGTATCTAGGAGGTCGTACCACCCATCGTTGCATTCGATACCCCATGCCATACAAGTCACCATCGGATCACCGCCGATATTCTTGAATATCTTTGGATAGGTTTTTATTAAATCGTTTTGTAATTTTTCATTCATGTGAGTTTCTTTCTTGTTCTACTCTTTCATCCAAGTCAATTAGAATTACTTTGCGCCATGTTTCTTGGTCACACCCATTGCTATACATTGCCTCATTTACTTCCTTTACAATCATGTTTTTTGTATTTTTGGATAAAAGTTTCCAATTCGTTACGATGGCATCGGCACCGTCTGATGCAGCGTATGTTCGCCTAGACAGACAATATCTAAAGCACCAAAATAATTGATCTTCTGTTACTGTTATTTTATTATTTAACTTTCCCAATATACTATTTCTCCTCGTTTGTAAAATTTTAAGTTCTTTGAATGCTTTTCATCTGTAAAATGCTTGTCCTTGATAGTGAAATGATTATTAGGAACAAGAGCAAAATATCCACGATCAAGTGTAATAAGACTTAAGGGTTTATGTTCAGCAGGATAACGAGAATAACCATCTTCCCAATCAACTATGATTCCTGTATGCCTACCAAATTTTCCCGCATGAAATACATTTACAGCGAGTCCTTCAAGATAAGTTGCTCCAAAAGTTTCAAGATGATTACCCATTCCACCCCAAGGTTGAATGGCATCATCCATACCATCATCAAACACTTCTGTGGTGGACAAAGCAGATAAGGGAAGACCCGACCAATGAGCACCTGATTGAAGAACAACATGACAGCAAATCAATTGTCCTATTCTTGAATAGACTGCGTGCCATATGGCAGGAGTGTGCCCAATAGGCATATCATTACCAAGAAATGAATTTTTAACATTCACATACAGATGATGTGGTAGGTTAGCATTTTTCATTTCATATTTTCTTTATTGAACTGTTCATTGTTAAAGTTTGCTTCGTCTTGAAGATTAAGCATTTCGGCTAGTTGATTCTGCTCGTCTTCACGGCAGATCTTCATTACATTCTCAATGGAAAGAGTGCAATCTCCTGCAGGGGATGCGCCGTACGGAGGTAATATCCCACGCACAACTGGTGACGGGACATACTCTGATATTCTTATGTTTGCCTCTTCTATCCGCTCATGTAAGACTCCTGCTCCCTCGAGGGTATCCAACAACTCCTCCTTGAGGGCAACAACTTGATCTTGTAGTTTTACAAGTTCAGCAATCGCTCTACCCATCAAAATCTGCTCTAGGGACGATCCCCTGCCCTCATCCAAATACTTCTGCATCAATAAGATCGTATTAGGTTCTCCATTCTCTCCTTCAAATAGTTTGCCCACAAACGAACTACTGAGTTCATTCATAAATGTTTCTACCGTCATTGTCTCTGCAATCTTTTGCCCTGCTGTCTTTGGTTTAATTCTCATTTTGCTTCAACTTTCCACCAAGATGGTGCTATCGAATGTTTCCATACTGCAAACCTACTCTTTTCGCCAATATAATAGTTACGATATGCAACGACTGCACTCGCATCTTTATATTGTTCCGGCATTGCCTGTGCAAAGGGTGTGAGTCCAATGCTAGGAAGTCTATATCTATCATTGAGTACCATCATAGCATTGATCACTCTTTCCGACTTATGATGTCGTTTATATCTCTGTGTGTATTCCATAGCCATTGCCTTTGCGTGTTTACACAACCACGAAAAGTTTTCTTGACTCTTTCCGGCCCATATAGTGCAGGGATGGTTTATATGTGTTTGCTTGTATAGTGTCACTCCACAATACATTTGGTAGTTCCGTGCGGCTGGCATGGCAGTACAGAGCATCTGTGCAGATTCAATCACCATCTTCACGATATGCTTATCACAAAGAGACATTCCGGCAACTGTTGGGTTTTCGTCTAATACAAATATGTTCATATCATCTACTTCTGTTTGTGATTCGTTGAGCTCGTCGAATGCTTTCTTTGTCACCTGCAGGAATCATAACGAGCTCAGGTGCTGTCTTATGATGCCAGTCCATGAATCCCATATATGGTCGTTCTTTGGAACACTTTATGCAAGTAGTCGTGTGTGGTACTGCCAGCATTCTTGCTGGCGGAATAGGGCAATTACAATGATCACAGTATGTCATAGAGATGTTGTATAATAATTCTTGATTGTTTTGCATTCGATGAACGCATCAGCGGCAGACCGTGCCGCACGATTTTTGTGTGTTTGTTTGTTATAGCCGAATGGCTTACAAATGGTGCGTGAATGTTTATAGACTTCGCCGGCTTCTTTTTCAGCCTGTTGGTCTATCCGATCCCATACTCTTTTGGACATAATTACATTATACCATAAATGTTTGTTTTGTCAATCATTATCTTCTGCCATATTCTCTATTGCGTCTTCGATAGAACACAATTTTAGAAATGCAGGAGTGCCAGTGCCAACCCACGCGCCGACAACATTAAACTGCATATATTCTTCGGCATCTTCGTGGGACATATTTCCACTAATCATTAGCAATTCGACACATTTGTCATAATCATATACAAATACTGTTGGTTGACCAACACGATCAAATACGCCAAGGAATGCTTTATCATATCCAAAGGCAGATAATGTCTTATCCATCTGTTTCCGTTGGGGTAGAAATATCCATTTGGAATGTATCTACTCCATTTTCAGATAATGCCCAATTCAACATTTTAGGATGAACTATGCCTTTATCGGATGGATCTTGATATGTTTTATAGAAAAAGTTCTGATATGCTTCTTCGGCAAATTCTAAACCACTTTCGATTGTGGCACATTCAAAGGTCATTGTTAATTTGATTACGGGTTTTGTATCATCGGGCATTTTGATATCCATTTCTTGGTTTAATCGGTCGTTTGGCCATCCAATCCGACCATAGTTCACGCCAATCACGGCGACTGGTTGGTGTATAGTAAATCTTTTCTGTGTTGATTGCGATAAATGAGTCTTCCATTTCATTGAAGTGACAGTAGTAATAGGGTGTGTATCCTGATGGATCACCCGGCATTCTTTGTGCCGCAGTCTTCTCTGTATTTGGTGGAGTGAATGGTGTTAACTTACCATCTAATGCTTTGATATTGAAATAGTATTTAATATATTCTCGATCACGCATATCCGTCCACCAAGAAACAAATTGTTCTTCAGTCATACCTGAAGCCCACTTCCAAAGTTTCGATCCTTTTCCTTCATTGATAATAATTTCAATAGACATATTTAGATTGCCGTTTCATTATTGTTAGGTGTTGTGGTTTGTTTTGATTCGTGAATCATTACCCATTCAGAATATTCGGGGATGTTATAGAATCCCCTTGATTGAATGCGATTGACATTTTTTACAATCCAAGCAGGAGCCCATGACATACCATTTAACTTGGCAATAGTTTTTAGATATTGCCTAGAAAATGATGGATTACTTATGGCTGCTGATGTAGCTTTGAATTGTTTGAGTTGTTCTGTATAAATCCATTCTAAAAATAAGATTTGATTTGGTTTCAGAGTTGAAAGACTAAATTGAGGTTGTTGAATCATTGTATTCATATATTATCCTTGTAAGTTAAACGAAGTATCCACGACTATCTAAACGAGCCAATAAGACTTGAGCATATTCGCTCACATCTCCACCATCCACATTGAAGTATCTTCCATTCACTTCGTCATCATCATCATCTCCCCACATGAGATCATCATCGTCATCATCTTGTCTAATGTCATCCTCGTTGTCTTCAAAGATTTCTTCAGAGTCGATATCATCAGAATCAATATCGTCTGTTACATCTCCTTCTTTATCTTCGTCTAAATCATCGGTGCCGTCTAAATCCGTTTCATCGTCCCATTTGGGCATTTCATTCCTTTCATTGAATGTTGGTGCTTCGGTGTAAGTGCTAGTTTGTGTTGGGTTCATTGCCATAGTATATGGTTCTTTCTGTTTTTGTCAATAGGCTTATTTCAAATAAATATCATATGTAGGAGCCGGCAAGCCTGTTTCCGTCTCATACATTTCTCTGCCTAATTTTGTTAGGCGATAGCTAAATCTTCCTGCCTCATCGGTCAGTATCTCGGCGCAATTATTTTTAATTAGCGTTTCGATTGTGTTTTCCATTTCTTGTGAAACTATTTTGTTCAGTTCTTCTATGAACTCATTTACATGATTCATATTTTCTTGATCATCTTCATTATTAGGCATATTCATTTTGCCGTTTCCATTGGAGCTTTTACAGAATCTGCCCATGTAATAATCTCAATCAATTCTTTTAGTTTAGTATCATGTCTAACAGTATTATCATCTTTGAACGAAACAGGATGCCCATTAGTATCATACACATATACAGGAAATGACTCTGTTTCTTTTGAAGATTGAATTACGGCAACAACTTTATATCCATTTGTCAAAGCAAATGAGAGTGGAACTGCAAAACTCTCCTGACAATTCAATTCGTCACAGCTGATTTTTATAAATGTTTTGTTTTTCATATTATACGGTCTCCCTCATTGCATATAATTCTTCAACCATTCTTGCTTCTTTTTCAAACGATTCTTTTTTTAGTCTTCTTTTTTCATTTTGCACTTCGTAATAGTCCATTCTCATATCATGCACTCGGCGTAACGACTTTTGCATATTTCGTGGCATTATCGTTACTTGATTAGTATGTGATTGTCTGTAACCATCCATAGCAAGACCTTTCCAAAACTCTCGTGAGTATTCTAGGTCTGCTTGAAAACAGGAAAATCGAAGATCATCATGTTCTTGATACATGAACACCGTAGGGTTCGATGATTGGTCATTACTTTTAGCCTCAACTTTCATAAAGAGATATGAAAGCATATTCGGTTTGACCAATTCATAGTATTTAATGTTGGTCGAAAGTGAACCATCTGATGGAACATTTCCATAAACCTTTAGAGTTTGTAATATCCAATCATATTCTAAATTGCCTTGAGAGTTACAAACAACCATATCACCAAAATTACAAATATGTTTGTTTGTAATATCTGATGTAGCATACACTAAAGCTTCAGAAGAAAATCCAACAAAGCAGTGAAACTTATTGATTGTATCGACTGCCGTTTCTAGTGTAAGGTTCTTCGTCCACGGCTTATTTGGATGGTAATACCACAATCCTGTAACATTGTGTTGAGTTATTCCAATAAGTTGTTTCAATTCGTCAATATCTGATGGCTTTGGATTTAGAATCGCAACCATTTGATCTGTTCCGGCTATGCCAGAATACAATCTATCCTCTGCGATTACCGAAAGAACATCGGATGGCATAATTCGATTATATTTAAGTAAGGGATGTGGATGATCAGATGTTAGAGCGGTATGTGATATAGTCATATGTTCTTTCTTATTTTGAAATCATGTCAATGAAGTTGATCAACATGGTTCGTGATTTCATTCTCTTGTGTGATGTTTGTATAAATGCTTGTTTGATATTACTGATGGTAGCATGCGCTCCAAGAGTATCGAACACATTAGAATCATCAATTGACATATCAGATGATTTGATGATATATTCTGCGCTGTAGCCGGTAGATTTTGGATTGACCATCATAAAACCATTCTCTTTGTACGATTTCAATTGTTTTGATTCTAGTTCCATCGAAGTAGAAGTCCTATCCCACACACGATCACCACTTTCAGGACAATAATATGAACGAAGATACTTGTCCAAGTCGCTAGTGCGAAGACTTCGACCACTGTAAATATAAAACCCGATGACATTTGATTCAGTTTTTTCACGAAGAATCCGAATCAAAGTATCAGTAGAATTTCCAATGATTTTGTAATCCTTGTGAGTTTTCTTATCTCGAAAGAAAGAAGGTGTTCGCTTTGTGTATTGTCTCACTCCGCCGGATGTTTCACCGTCAGTCAAGAAAATAGTATGAACGACTTGCAACTTGTTATTTCTTTTGAACTCCGGCACCATAGTGCAAGCAGCCAAAATCGCTTCGTCTAGTGGAGTGGATGCAAGTCGAAGTCGATCAGGAATGCAATAATAATGTCCGCTTCCTGTATTCGATAAAGCCATCATGTACATATTTTCCAATGCTCGTTTGAACTCATTGGACTTGAGATCGGATGAAATCAGATTCAACAACTTGAAATCGTGCATGAACTCTCTGTAAGAACTTGGATCGTTTGTTTTATGATCCAACGAAGCATCTCGACGAACCCATGATCTTTGTGTTGCATCAGTGATTTGAAACTCATCCGGCATTACACTAGAGAAAGCATATACCTGAAATGGAATATTTTGTTTCTTGCAAAAGAAAACAAGTTGAGTCAACTGACGAACTGTGTCCAACAAACAACCTGACATCGACCCCGACCAATCAATATACATCACAAGACCATGATTCTTGCCATCTTTGACAATCATGTTGCGACGAAAAATATCATCACTTGTTTTGTAATTGACAACACGAACACAATCGAGCAAGCCGGTCTTGCGAATCGAGTTTCGTTTGGAAGCATCTGCCGCTTTCTTCAATTCAAATTGCTTATTCATCAATGAGATGTTTGGTCTTGATGTTTTGGTAAAGTCCTCTAATGTTTCTTTTGCCTTCAATCGAAGGGAGTCAATTTCTGCTTTGTATTGTGGTGTAGAACCTTGATAAAAGGCATTCATCATATCGTCGATTGATTTGCACGATTCGATTGTAGCTTTTGCATTGAACTGCGGCAGATTTTGATAAAACACCTTGTCTGCATCACTTTTGAAACTCTTTTCGACCATTTCGTCAAAGTTCTTTTGTGTTTTACTTGGAAGTGGTGCTTTTGTGCTGTAATCTCTCGTCGAACCAGTTTTATTACTTGCTTTCTTCGATGAATCACCCGACTGATCGCCAGGTTCACCACTACTTTCGCCGGGTTCACCATCACTCGATGCAGCTTTCGGCATCTTTTGTGTTGCTTGTTCGGGTGCATTTCCTTGTTGCTTGGACTCGTATTCCCACAAATCACGAACGATTTCGATAACATCATCGAAAGTAGTAGCAGTCTCTGTGCGATCCACAAAAGTCTTTTCCATTGAATTGAATGTCATTTTGGAATCGCCGCAAGTCCCGACCTTGAAGTGGACATTGATTCGGTCGATCAGGGGTAAATCTTTGAAAGATTTTCCGCTCTTGATATGTTGTTCTAGTCCAAAGAAATCACGCTTCACGAAGTCTTCATAAGCCATAAAGAAGTCACGGCGAAGGCCGGGAAACTTTGCTTTGATCAAGCGTTCGATGCGAGCATCTTCGATGATGTTGATGTAACCATGGCAAGTAGCGGCATGGGCAGTTCCTGCAATCTGTTCTGCTTCGATACACCAAGCGCCGGATGATTTGTCGTTGTCATCATTCCATGGCGTAAACAAAGCATGACCGACTTCATGACCTACGAGCATATCGTAGATTTCATTTGTCATGTTGTCCCATGTTGGTAGAATGAGTGTGCGAGTAGATGGTTCAAACATTGCAGTATTGGCCTGCGAATCATGAACGACTGTGATATTTTCGCCTGCAAGTAAGCGGGCAAGAATATCTTTCGATGCGGAATTGACGGAAGATTTTGGTGAGAGACTCATAAGTACTGCGATTGTACCAAGAGGTCTGCATCTTGTCAAGAGAATACTTGAAAACATGGTTATCGGACGCACTGTCATTATGCGTGTTTTACCGGCAAGACTACAATAACGGTGTCCGATAACAAAAAAGATTTTTTGGGATAGGTCTTGACATAGAACGAATTTTTGGTAAGATGGGAGTACTTATGACTCTCTCTCAAAAACAGTTATCGTTTGTTTCACAACTTCGCACCATTCAACAGACTTCGCCCGTGTCTCGTTCTGTGTTAGTTCGTTGCGCTTCCCTAATGGGTAAAGCGTGCCCACCGGCATGGATTGTAAAAGATCCGACACGCAATGCCGGCCGTGGATATTTTCATGTCGATGAAGTTACACAACTTCCACCCATCGTCAACTTTCAAGCAACCATTGCACCAACACCACCCATTATGAAAACAAAACCTGTAATCAAAAAGTTCAAAGGATTCACACCGACTCATCTGCCGACTCCTATTGTTGGATCACCTAGTATTGATCCGGCTGCGGCCGCAGTGCTTGGAATGACCGGCGGAGATCGTTCGACTCTTGTTCCATCAATCAATCCTGAATTTGTTGCGTGGGGAAATTACAAGGATGTTGAAGCAATCATCAAGACAGGAATGTTTTCACCTGTATTCATCACAGGATTGTCTGGCAACGGCAAAACAACAATGATCGAGCAAGTATGTGCCGATCTTGGACGAGAATGTTTTCGTGTGAACATCGTCGCAGAAACTGATGAAGATGATCTCTTTGGTGGTTACCGTTTGCAGAACGGCGATATGATTTGGCAAGATGGGCCGGTAACTTGTTGCATGAAGCGTGGTGGCATTCTTCTCTTGGACGAAATTGATTTGGGATCGGACAAGATGATGTGTCTTCAATCTGTTCTTGAAGGCAAGGGTGTTTATCTCAAGAAGACCAACACATGGGTGACCCCGAAGGAAGGTTTCACGATCTTCGCAACAGCAAACACAAAAGGCAAAGGAAGTGATGACGGTCGTTTTGTTGGTACTCGTGTCATGAACGAAGCAATGTTGGATCGTTTCGATTACACTCTTGAACAAGAGTATGCACCAAAAGCAATCGAACGCAAGATTCTTACTCGCTTCATGAAGAAGTTTGGAATGGAAGATGAAGCGTTTTCGGAAAATCTTGTTGTATGGGCTGCTATGATTCGCAAGACCTTCGCAGAAGGTGCGTGTGATGAAATCATCAGTACTCGTCGCTTGTTGAACATCATCAAAGCGTATGCCATGTTCGGTGACAAAGCAAAAGCAGTCAAGATGTCATTGAGTCGTTTCGATGATGCCACTCAACAGTCTTTCTTTTCATCGTACACCAAGATTGATGCAGAAATCTTGCCGAATGGTTCGACCGATGCTGTCGAAGTTCCTGTTCCTACTGTTTCTTCTACTTGCCCTTTCTGAAAGATATAAAATGCCAAACTCAAATTGGAACTACCGTATCATTCGATCTATTGAAGATGAACAAGAAACCTTTACGATTCGAGAAGTCTACTACCAAGACGGAACGCCGGAACTATGCACAATCAGATCCGAGTTTCCCATGTCAACAGATAACATTGCAGGATTGCAACATCAGATCGACTCGTACCAAAAGGCAATGACCTTGCCTGTATTAGATTACACTCTATTCACACTCGCACAACCAACAGAAACTCAACAATGAAAACAATAATGAATCCAACAATGAAATCAGTAGAAGAAACGCATCGTAACAAGAATCGAGTATTCGATTTGAGTTTTTCTAGTAAACAAGTGGACAAACTTGATATGCTTGTGAACACACTCCCAAAGACCTTCAAACAATCCGAGAAGGGTAGCGGGTATTGCTTTATGTCCGAGGAACGAGACTATTCGTTCTCTGTTAGAGGATACAAGCGTGCCAATGCTCTTATTGCTCTCTTTGTCACTCAAATGCCACGAATCAAATGTATCATCAGCACATCGTATCAGGACTTGAATCGTAAAACCCGAACCAAATGAAAACAACAATGAAAACACTTATTATGAAAAACTTCGCACCACTTTATTCACTCAACTCCAACGGAAGCA